GGCAGTCAGTCATAGATGATGCCCAGACAACGTGGAACCTACGGCAGCTATCTGGCAATAGTCAGAATTGGCAGTGGAACCTACGCAAGAATTCTACGATTGGCATGGAATTTCCATGGAATATCCGAAGCATTGCGAGCAATAGCCAAGAAACATTCTGGCTGAATTGCGTACGAATTGAATCGTTATATAGCTCTGACTGGCGACTACGTTCAACGGTTTTTGCGGAAAGCCTGCTGCCTTGGCATGTTCGCAAAAACACAATTCTGTTACTGCAATTTGATTGGGACGCACGCTCAAGCATAGCGTGCGTAGCAAATTCATTCTGGAATCAGTACCAGTGGTCTACATGCAACTCGAATCCTAAATGGAACCTTAGAGAAAACATCAATGGATCAACAGATTTTGTATGGATTGATTTAGAAATTATTTCAAGTGCAGAAAATTCCGTGTGGGATATCTGCCTGCCAATAAGCGATAGCCAGAATCTTTATTGGGCTATTCGCGCCAATGCCAATCGCTGCCTACGCTCCCAATGGGATCGGTCGGCTAGCGCATTGCATCCAGCTGCCAAGCTTTCGGCGGTTGGCCAAAAGGCTGGGATTAACCCAGTCAATACTTTTGTAACCATTGTTGAACAAGGAGTTGGCGATGCCAATCATTGCAACTGATATTGTGTTTCGACTGTCCGGCGGTGCCGCTAACGCATCTGGTGATGCTTCGCTTGGAGGCGTAATTTCTGCCAATGCAGTTAGTTCATCTGTTAATGCTTTATTTGATTACGTATCCGGCGATGAATCAGCTGCTGGGGACATCGAGTATCGCTGTATTTATGTTCGCAATAGCCATGCCAGCCTGACGCTATACGGTGCCAAGGTATGGATTTCTAGCAATACACCATCGGCTGACACATCTGTATCAATTGGCCTTGGTACTGCTGCAATTAGCGGAACAGAACAGACTGTTGCAAATGAGAATACTGCGCCAACGAGCGTGACTTTTTCTCTTGCAGCCAACGAGGCTGGATCTTTATCTATCGGTGACTTAGCGCCAGGTGCCCATAAAGCTGTCTGGGTTCGCCGTGTTGTAACGGCTGGTGCTGCTGCCTATAACAACGACGGCATGACGCTGACCGTCAAGGGCGATACGGCGGCTTAACATGGGTCTCAAGCTCAACGCCGCTATTGATACCGCACGGGGCATCCTGAATGACCGGGATGCTTCTGGGTATCGGTATAGCCAGGAAGACCTGCTCAAGTACGCCAATGATGCGCTGGATGCTTTGTGCGAAGTCGCGCCCCAGTTCTTCCATACCGAAGGCGAACTGGAGTGTACGGCCAATGCCGTGCTGCAACAGGTGCCTTATGACAATGCGCTGGCGCTGGTCAACATCATCGGCATCAAGGATGGCGCAGCCATTACACCGATTGATCGACGCATTTTGGATCAGTTTCGCCCTAGTTGGATGACAGATCCAGCGGGCACAGCCAAGCACTGGATCCCGATTGTTGATGAACCGATGCGGTTTTTCATCATCCCAAAAGCGCCTGTTGGTCAGAAGCTGTCGATTATCTACGTCAAGGTGCCGGAGGCTTATGCCGACGATCAGGATACCGGCCTGCCGATGACGCTAGAAGCCGCCATCGCTGACTACATCGTAGGGCGCGCCGAATTCCGCAATGACGAGTCTGTGAATAACAACCGCGCCGCCCAGGCGATGTCGTCGTTCTATGGCCGTTTCGTTAAAGCACCCCCTGCCAATGGAGGCCAGAATGTACAAAGCAACCAATAACTGTGCGTCAACGCTTGCCGCCGGTATTACGGATAGCGGCACCACGCTAACGGTTCAAACGGCAGACATTGCCCGATTCCCAATTATCAATCAGGGTGGGTCTGGTGCCGACTACACCTACCTGACGATTCAGGATGCTGCCCTGAACATGGAAATCGTCAAGGTAACGCGTCACGACAATGGCTCATCCAGCTTAACGATTGCCCGTGCCCAAGAAGGTACGACAGCCCGCGCATGGCAGACCGGCGACAGTGTCGCGCTACGCGTTACAGCGGGTGTTGTGAATGACGCCTTTTCCCGTGCCTATGACGCAATGGCGTCAGAGGTCGCTGCTGAAGCGGCTGCGGCCAGCGCCACCCAAAGCCTCAACGATATCAACGCGCTGGCTACCCAGGTTGGCGCATCAATCACGGATGACGGGTTGATTACGTCATCGCCAACTTCAACCCTAGATGATGGAGCATTGTAATGTCTACTCAACGTCAACGCCGTCGCGGCACTACTGCTGAACACGCTACGTTTACCGGAGCCATCGGTGAGACAACTGTCGATACCACTAAAAAGACCGTTGTTGTCCATGATGGCGTTACCGCTGGCGGCTTCCCGCTGGCGCGCCATGAGTTCGTGAAAGGCACCTTCTTCAAGGCTGACCCATTCACGCCAGTCTTCAGCAAGACGGCTGTCGGCTCGGCTTCGGTCAAGGCCAACAATATCTTTGAGGTGAATGGCAAGCTGGTGCAAACCCTGTCTGCCACGTCCATCATCATGCCTGCCCTGAATGGCGGCACAGACTATGCACTGTATGTCTGTGATGACGGCACCTTCCGTGCGGATAGCAACTTCTCGTATCCAAGTGGCTGGACAACCAGCAACAGCATGAAGATCGGTGGTTTCCATTACGCCCCAGGCGGTAATGCCACCGGTCAATCGGGCGGTAATACCACGGCTCAGATCAATGAATACTCGCTGTGGGATATGAAGTTCCGTCCATCGTGCATCGATCCGCGTGGCATGACACTGGTAGCCGATGCCTTCTGGTCGGATATTTACCTGACGGGTGTCGATGCCATCACCAACGGCTCGTCGCGTTACAACGTGACCATTGCCGATGGCTCGAGCCCGCCGAAGATCCCAACGATGTTTGGCGGCAACGGCTCTGCGACCTACGGCACCTATACCTGGTTTGAGGCATGTCAGCTGGCAGCGGCCTTTGGCAAGCGTCTGCCAACGCAGCGCGAGTTCATGGCATTGGCTTTTGGCACAACGGAAGCGAGTCAGAATGGTAGCGACCCAGGCGTAACAAGCCTGATTGCAGCCTTCATTTCCAAGTGGGGTTGTCATCAAGTCTCTGGCGTCATGTGGCAATGGGGCGATGACCGTGGCGGCGCCTACAACACGGGTGGCTGGAACGCGAATACCGAAGGCTTTGGTTCGGAGTACAACGCGCCGAACGCGGTCATCTTTGGCGGCAACTGGGACAACGGGTCGAATTGCGGCTCGCGGTCTTCGAGCTGGAACCACGCCGCATCGCTCTCGGCCGACACCATCGGTTCGCGCTTCTGCTGTGACCACCTGATTCTTTCGTAAGACAAGGGCGAAAGCCCTTGTTGACCTGCCATGCAGCCTATTCGTGATGCTTCAATGTGTTTTGATCAGATGGCCATCGTCGAGAAATTCGAGCGGGTGGAAGACTATCTGTATCCGATCATGCAAAGCATCCCGAATAAACATGGTAGGGCGAAGATCAAAGCGCTGGATACGCTGTTGAATCAACCCGAGTTGTTTTACATCGCGGGGAAATCCAACCAGATCAGCAAGATTTATGACGCAGACCGTGGGCTGGCGGTCTTGCGTCGATGGATGCGCTTTATGTTTAAGCACCGGATGTTGAGTCAGAAACAATTGGAGACGTCTCAGGCACTGGTTGCCGAAGTCGGCGCCATGCTCAACGCCTGGATCAAACGACATAAAGGCATAGGGCAGATTGGGAAATGAAGCGGTCATCTTTGGCGGCAACTGGGACAACGGGTCGAATTGCGGCTCGCGGTCTTCGAACTGGAACAACGCCGCATCGAACTCGAACAACAACATCGGTTCGCGCTTCTGCTGTGACGACATTGAACCACCGCTCTGCTGCTGCTACGGCACGGCAGGCAGATTCACATTTATGTGGTCAGCCGATTCTGTCCTCCTTCGGGAAACACGCTACTTGGTTCGGGATAGCGCCTGGTAGGAAGTATCGAACGGCGAGCCCGGCACCCTCTAATGAAGCGAAAAAAACGACTGATCGATCAGATCGCCAGTCCCGACAATATGTGGGAGGCGTACCGAAAGACGTCAAAAGGCAAGCGCGGCACCTATGGTTGTCTGGAATTCAAGGAATACGCGACGGTCAACCTTGGCTTAATCCGGGAAGAACTGCTGGATGGCGGCTATACGATTGGCGAGTACCGCCATTTCACGGTGCGCGAACCAAAGGTCAGGTTGATATCCGCCCTCGACTTCAAAGACAGATTGGTGCAGCACGCACTATGCAATGTCGTGGCGCCGATTATGGAAGCCACCTTATTGCCCTATACCTTTGCCTGTCGTACTGGATTTGGCACACATGCTGGCGTGCGCTTTGTGCAGTCACGGCTGCGACAACCAGACGTTACGCACTTTCTCAAGACCGATTACAGCAAGTTTTTTCCCAGCATCAATCGCAACCTTGCGGTTGCCATGTACGGCAACAAGATCGGTTGCCAGCGCACGATGGACATTCTGACCGAGATTATTCCGCCGGATGGTGGATGCGGTATTCCTATCGGCAGCTTAACCAGTCAACTTACAGCCAACTTGGCTGGCGGTATTGTCGATCGCTATATCCATTTCTATCTGAAGTGCCCGCACTGGGCACGGTACATGGATGACATTGTGATTCTGGATAACGACATCTACCGCCTGCGTGACCAGTTCAGCATGATTGAGGCATTTTCAATGGATCGTCTGGGGATGCGCATCAGCCATTGGCACGCAAGCCCTGTAAGCCACGGCGTTAACTTCCTTGGCTACCGGATCTGGAAAGACTACAAGCTTCTGCGCAAGGATTCCGTCATTCGCGCCAAGCGCAAAGTGCAACGCTACGTGTCTCGTGGCGAGTATGACAACCTGACCAAGTTTATGGGTTCATGGAGCGGTCACGCTCAATGGGCTGACACCTGCAATCTTTTCAACTGGATGGAGAATCGCTATGGCATTGCCTATCATTAACACCCGCGAAGATCTGGATGCGGCCATTGGTACACCGCGCCACGATGAATTCATGGCCTATCTGAAGGGCAGCATGAGCCGCAAGCAGGATACGCAAGTCTATCCAGCGGATTACAACAAGCCCGAATACACTGGCCCGAAGCTTGAGCCTATCTGGCAAGACGTGGAAGACCTGTCGACCATTGAACGCTTTGGCTTCACCAAGGCCGACTTCGCCTAACGCCTTTTAGGCACAGTAGATCGGGGCAGGCTATGGCTGGCATGAAACTGGTAGGCTTTCAGGCAGAGGTGCCACGTACCGCCGAACGGCTATTGCCGGATATGGCGGCGCAGCAGGCCGAGAATATCAATCTGACATCAGGCGAAATTCGTCCTATTCGACCGCCGCTGATGGTCTACGCACCATCGGGCGGCAATCTCAAGCAGTCTGCCTATCGTGCCGTCTACAACGGCGAAGAAAAGTGGGTTGCCTGGGATAACGATGTCGACACGGCCAAAGCGCCGTTCAGTGCAGATGTTGCCCCGCGTTACTACTGGACTGGCGATGGGTGCCCGCGTTATGCCACCTTTGCCGAGTTTGGCGCAACGGCCTATGCCATTGGCCTGCCAGCGCCTACCAACAAGCCAGCAGTCGCCGTTACCGGCGGCAGCGGGTCGGTGATTAACCGTATCTACTGCGTCACCTACTATCACCCGGACACGGGCGAAGAGTCGGCTCCATCTAGCGTATCGGATATTGTATCGGGCGCAATTGA